ATTTAAAAGCTTCTATCACGGCATCCAAAGGAACGGGCGGCGGGTCCGGCGTTCCTCCTGTCAGCGGTGGGGCCGGGACGGCAGTGGATGAAAAGTTTGACGCGGCGAATGCGGCCCCTAAGGACATGGTTGCTCGGCTTGAAGCCAAGGGCCTAGTTTCTGAGGATGGGGACGACGATTGACGCGGAAAAATTGTTCTAGCATCTAACATTAACCATTGACAAAATATGTCGCTCGCCAAACTCAAGGTGTTCAATCAGTATGCCAAAGGCTCCATGACGGAGGTTTTGCAGCAACAAGTTGAACTTTTTAACGGTGCCACCCGTGGCACAATTGTCCTCACCGTCAAGCCACAAGATGGCGATTTCTCGGATGCTTCTTTCTGGAAACGGGTCGAAGGTCTCGTGCGTCGTCGTAACTCGTACGGCACGGGTGCGGTTACTGCCGTCGATTTAGAACAACTTCAGGACACCTCCGTAAAGGTCGCGGCCGGGACGCCCCCGGTCAATATCCCTCCTTCTCGAATGAAGTGGATTTTGAAAGAACCGAAAGAACAGGCGGTGATTTACGGGCAGCAATTGGCAATCGAAATGTTGGCCGATATGCTGAACGTATCTATTGCAGCCGTTCGCGCCGCCCTTGTCCAAGAAGGAAGCAACGTTTTTGACGGAACCGCCAACAAGCTTTCTTGGCTTGCGCTTAATTCCGGCCAATCCAAGTTTGGAGACCGTGCTAGCCGGATCGCGGCATGGGTGACGCATTCCAAGCCGGTTTTCGACCTTTGGGAAGGTAATTTGACCAACGCAAACAACCTTTTCACCTTCGGAACCGTGAACGTAATTGCGGACCCGTGGGGACGGCCGGTGATTATGACCGATTCGCCTGATTTGATTGATCCTACCGGCATCGGCTCCGGTCCTAACGTGCCTTCGTATTTCAGCCTAGGACTTGTTCCCGGAGCGGTTTCCGTCATGGACAACGGCGACTTTGAACAAAACATCGAAACCTCCAACGGTGACGAAAATATCAAGCGGACGATTCAATCCGAATGGTCTTACAACGTCGGCGTGAAAGGCTTCGCTTGGGACAAGGCCAACGGTGGCAAGTCGCCTACCACTGCCGCGATTGGCACCGGAACCAATTGGGACAAATACGCTTCTTCGACCAAAGACCTTGCGGGCGTCGTGGTTGAAACTAAATAACCGGCCTTGCCCGCCCTTTCGCAAGCATCAACGCGGGGCGGTCCATATTAGGGCCGTCCCGCTTTTCTTTATAACAACAAGGAAATTCTAACAACATGAAAGCAATTCTATATTTCGTCGCCGCTGGCATCGTTCGCGATTCCCACCGTGAAGCCGCCAAAGCCATCGCCGCCGAAACCGGCAAGAAAGTCGTTTTCCGAAATGCTTCGGCGAATGACAGCGAACGCCCCGAAGCCAACGAAGGCGTTGCGGGCGCGGTCCCGAAGAACTACGCCAGCTTTGACCGCTACGACGATGCGGGCAACCTCACCCAAGGTGAAAAACCCGCCCCTCTGGCCGTGGTTGATCGCAAGCTTAATTCCATCGGTCTTCCTGATGGAGAGGGTAACCCGGAAGACCGGGAGGCCCTGAAAAAGGCACTTGAGGACGAAGGAATTTCGTTCCACGGCAACGCCAGCACGGACAAACTCGTTACCCTCTATATGTCCCACTTCTACCCGGAAACGGAAGAAGAGGAAGAAGAGGAAGAAGGTTGAACCCTTGATGTTAGAAAGGACTAAACATCATGCAAAAAATCATATTCTTCACCGCAGGGCCAACGGCCACGTCTGGCGAAATCGCAGACATTGCCAAGTTGAACGCCGCTGCTTCCGCACCGTATGAAATCTCCGTGATGAACGGCGCGGCAGCGGGTGACGACTACGGCGACGGGCGGCTTGTCCCCCATGATTTCGTCGCCGGGTCGATCCCCGACGCCTATTCCGAAAGCACGGAAGTTGACCCCGACGCTATTCCGGCAAGCCTTCCCGAAGGTTCCACCGTTCCATTGATCGACGGCGGCGACACCGAAGCAGAAGCCGTCATCAATGAGGACGGCAAGGCTGAACTGTCCGGCGACTTTGCACTTGTCGAAGATGGAACAGCCATTGCCGGAACCGGCGGAACCTTTACGCCCACCGTTGTCGCGGGAGAAATTACCGGCGGCGTTTGGGTTTCGGCCTAACAAACAAGTTTCAACGCTAACACCTTAATACGATGGCTCTAGTAATTGAAAACGGTTCCTTGGTTGCGGGGGCAAATTCGTATGTTAGCGTTGCGGAGGCACGGGCGTATGCCGCCGCCCGTGCCTCTACCTTGCCCGAAGATAACGCGGAAGTCGAAGCCGCGTTGATTGTGGCCGTCGATTATCTCGAAAGCTTGGGGGCCAAGTATCAGGGCAAGAAAGTCGATCCCGCGACGCAGGAACTCCAATGGCCTCGCCAAAGCGTAGAAATCGACGGATGGCAGGTTCCGGTTGACACAATCCCGAAGCAACTCAAGAACGCCCAAATTCAGCTTGCGATTGAAAACGCGGCAGGCGTGGACTTGATGCCGACCGGAGACGGTCGCGAAGTGATTCGCGAAAAGGTGGACGTGCTTGAAACTGAATGGGCACCCGGGAGCGGGGGTGCGGCACAACCTGTTTTCCCGAAGGTTGAGGCGCTACTCACCCCGCTAATGTCAGCGGGTTTTGGTGGAATCAAAGTCAAACGTGCCTGATACATCATGGCCGATTATTCCAAAACTGCCGCTTCCGCTCTTGCTACTATCAAAAAGAAGGGCAAGCGTTTTGAAATCAAGCGTCCGGTTATGTCGTTTCCAAATAGCGACGGCATTCCGGTAGTTTCGGAACCGCAAACCGGCTTCATTAATGCAATCATTTTGCCTCGCTACAAAGGGCAGATTTTCCAATCTCTTGATGATAGTTTGAAAGAAGCCCTTATTAAGGGTCGCTTGAAGACAGTTCTTGCCGCCGCACAAGGTGCGCCCTTCAAACCTGAAGCTTTGGATGTTATCACTATCGCCGGAAGTTATTGGAACGTGATCGGATGCACCGAACTTGCCCCGGATGGCGAAACCCCAATCATCTACACAATCGGCGTGATGGAAGGGGCACAAGTCTCAACACCTCCCCCTTAACATGGCGGAAATGGATTTCAACGAGTTTGCGAGAAAGACGCTTTTGCGTTCGGACAAGTTGATTCGCGCCGTTGGAATCAAAACTTTCAACCCTATCATTAAGGATTCCCCGGTTGGCGATCCTGACTTGTGGAAAGGTAGCGCCCCGGAAGGATACGTCGGGGGAAGGCTTCGGGCTAACTGGCGTTGTTCGTTGGGGATGCCCAATGCCGCAACCGACGAGTCCACGGACCAAAATCGTGGAATTGTCGAAGTTAATGATGTATGTTTGAAAGCTAATCGTAATGATGTTCTTTGGCTTTCAAATTCTCTCCCTTACGCCCATCGAATCGAATACGACGGACATTCAAAACAGGCTCCGGCCGGGATGGTTAGAAAAAACGTGACTCGTATTAAACGAATCATTTCCAGAGAACTCCGCAACTTGAAATCCTAACATCATGAGTCAATCTCTAATCGAAAGAACTTTGCGGAACGGTTTCAAAGAAGCTTTGAGCGACTGGCAGGGAAACACGGCTTTTGAAAACGAAGCCTTCAACCCTAAGAACAAGGAAAAATGGTATTTGTTCACATTCATTCCGAATTCTCCCGAAGTCGCTACATTGGGACGAAATGGAACAGATATGTTCAGCGGCATCGTTCAGGTTGATATTAACATCAAACCCGGAACGGGACTCAAGGGCTTAGAGGATGCCGTTGATGCCTTGCGTGCTGTTTTTGGGGCCGGGGTTCGCCTGATAAACGGAAACGTAAACATCATTGTTACGTCTTGCGGACGCGACGGAAGCGGCCGGTTAGTGAATGGATTTTACCGTTACACCGTAACGATTGGATGGGAATGCAGATTGCCGCGAATCGTTAAGCCTGACCCTGATTTTGTCTTGTGGGGAGACGGCGAAAATGTAGAGTTTTGACCCATGGCCAAGGCGTTTACGGAAACCGAAGTTACCCTTTCCGAAGGCTCCAAGATTTGCACCCAAGACGGGAATGCAAAAGGCTACACGACGCCTGAAAAGTTGTTAGTTTTCTTCGGGGGACTTCCCCCCGGTCCAGAAGGTCCGCAAGGTGACGAAGGGCCAAAGGGCGATGATGGGGATTCGGCCTATCAAGTTGCCGTTTCCAATGGGTTCGTTGGGACTGAAAGCGAATGGTTAGAATCTCTAGTTGGTCCACAAGGGCCACAGGGTATTCAAGGTTTACAAGGCATCCAAGGACTCAAAGGCGATACCGGCGAACAAGGACCGTCTGGCAGCGACGCGAACGTCACGCTTGCCAACGTCACGCTTGCCATCTCAACCGGTCCGTCACTTGTTCGGGACACATTGAAAGTCGCTCCAATAGGACGTGGAGCCATCCCCTGTTTTGAGTGGGATTTCCTGTCAACTTCGGCCCCAGTGAACGGCATCTATGGATGGGTCCTAAACGGGGGCTCGGTTATTTATACCGTGAACAACACTGACCCCGCACATCCGGGAGTGGTTACGATCCGAGACCATGCGTCGCTCTCGATGGCTGGAATGTCGTATAACACCGGAGGATCAAGCACCACAAACCAATCGGTTACCATGGCGGGGGGTGAAGTGGTCGAATGCGTCGTGATGATCGTGTCAAACAAGAGCACGGTTCTCGCCCGTTGCGGATTCTTCGATTTCGTCGCCTCATCCACGGGTCCAAATGGGGCATACCTAGTAATTACTGGCGGGGCAAATCCCGTCCTGAGAGGGGGATGCCGGACAGCGGGCGTGGAAACCCTAACAGCCACAAGTTTGTCTCTTAACCTTTCGCAATGGTATTCCCTGCGGATGACCGTTGCGGACGACAGGAGTTCCGTTGTGTTTGAAGCATTCGATTCCGCGGGGGCACTGCTTTGGTCTTCTTCGGTTTCCACGAACATTCCGCCCGCGTCCACCATGCTTACGTTTGCATTTCAGGGGGCGAACACTGCTGCCGGAGGCAGCGTCACTAACCTGATGAGTTTGGACTATCTCGCTCTATTGAAAACAGGAACGACTGCCCGATGATCCTGCACGTTAAAAAACACCCCGATCCGCAAACCCTGGCGAGCTGTTTTGAGGTGCCGATCGGCACTCCCGTGCCTGTCGGCTACGAGGTGATGAGCCTTGCTGATTTTGATGCATGGAAGGCGGCCGAACTTGCGAGCGGCTGGCGACCGGCGGCGGAGACACAGCCAGTCCCGCAGACCATCACCCCTTGGCAGCTTCGCAAAGCTCTAAACCAGTTAGGGCTTCGTAATGCGGTGGAAGCCGCAATCGCCCAAGCCGATCAGGATACTAAGGACGGTTGGGAATTCGCAACGGAATTTCGCCGGGATGACGAAATGTTGAACGCAATGGCTTCAGCACTTGGGATTTCCGATTCTGAACTTGATGACATTTTTCGCCTAGCTTCGCCTTCCAATTAACAACATCGAACCAATAAACTACTATGTCCGACGCAGCACGCCACGCCGCATTTTATGTCGCGGAATCCGTTTACGGAACCACTCCCGACAACCCAACATTCAAGGCCCTTCGTCATACCGGTATGACGCTTGGGGTTCAACGGGGTTCTCTCCAATCCGAAGAACTCCGCGCCGACCGCCAAATTTCCGATTTCCGCTTAGGCGCGGTTTCGGTTGCGGGTGACATCAACACGGAACTTTCTTTTGCGAGTTTCGATGATTTGCTTGAAGCCGTTCTTTGTGGAACTTGGGCACCGAAAGCAACCAAGACCGCCGCAACAGTCAGCGCCGCGA